TTGATCGTTGAACCAGGCATAGGATATCCGGGAGGAATCTTTGCTCCTTATCGGATATTTGAGAGCCAATGGATCATGGCTGCATGGTTTGGGATGAGCGCAGTCGGTTTTTGCGACAAACTTTCCTGGTACGATGCGGTAATCCCGAACTATTTCGATCTCCGGGACTTTGAATACTCTGGCGACAAAGAGGACTATTTCCTCCATCTGGGGAGGATCGGACACAATAAAGGACTACACATAGCGATCCAGGTCACCGAATCCATCGGAGCCAAACTAATCGTTGCGGGTCAAGGTAGAGACCTAACTCCGCTCGACATACACACGATTCCCAAGCACGTCGAAATGTTTGGGCATGCCGACGTCGAAGCGAGGAAAAAACTAATGTCCAAGGCGAAAGGATTTTTCCTGTTGTCCCAGTACGCTGAACCCTTCGGTGGTGCTCAGGTAGAGGCAATGCTTTCCGGAACACCTGTCATTACTACTGACTGGGGTTGCTTTGGAGAAATCAACCTCCACGGAATAACCGGATACCGGTGCCGCACGTTTGAGCAAATGACTTGGGCGGCGGAAAACATCGGGACGATTAAGCCCGAGAACTGCCGTAAATGGGCCGAGAACTTCTCAATGGAGAAGGTTGCCGGGATGTACGAAGAGTACTTCGATTCCATCGCGAACATCTTTAACGGTAAGAACGGATGGTACGCAAAAAACCCTGAGAGAAAGGACCTTAACTGGTTGTACAGAAACTACCCTAATACTGTAAACAAATAAAATGAGTTCATATAAGTGCCGTACATTTAAAGTAAACATTACGGATTACCCAACACTGTCTACCCCGCCGATAGTCACATTTGACATAGATGGAGATTCGACCCGAGACGAGGTAGTAGAAGCATTTGAGAATTTCTTAAAAGCGATAGGCTATAGCTGGAAAGCGGGGACCATTCTCGATTTCGTAGCTGAGAATAGTGAGGAAATCTGCCCGTCTGAGGAGGACACAAATCGAGGGATCTGGACTCCTCATAAGTCGGCCCAGCGAGTGGTAACGCACCTTCCGGAAAAGTGCGAGGGCCAACACTGCCCCGGTTCACAACGTCTCCGACCATCACATGAAAGATTGGCCCCAAAATTACCGAAGTGATCTTGGGTTAACTGAAAGAATTTGTCCGCACGGATTGGGTCATCCTGACCCAGACGATCGTATGGCACGAAACATTATGGCATCCGTTCACGGGTGTGACGGGTGCTGCGAACCCAAAAGCAACTAATCCACATGAGCGACGAAAGACTTGAGCGTAATTGGAAATTGGCTAATGCCGCTAGCCACAACGTAAGCCTCCCTCCCAGCAAGGCCTACCGAGATAACTGGGTATCAATCTTCTCCCCGCGCAGTAAAACCAAAAACCCAAAACACCCTAAAAACCAATGCACAACAAAGAATACAAGGCAGGGCAAGACGACATGAGAGAGCGCATTTGCGCTCTGATCGCCCATCACATGGAAGTCGCAAAGACTTTCCACGGCAAAGGATCGGACCAGCACCTTCGATATTACAACCTCCTCGAGGACATCCGTATCGACCACCAACACGAACTGGAAAAAGAGTGAGCTGTGTAAAGAAACACGTGACCTGCGTGTTAGTGGCAGAAAACGGTTCTTGGATTGTCGGAACCAATTTTTGCCGCAACCCGCAGGATGTCTGCCCACGTGAACCGTGGGAAGGCTACGATAAGTGCTCGACTATCTGCCGCCAAGTTGGTCATGCGGAGGAGATCGCGCTCATGGATGCAGGAGATCGGGCTAAAGGTGCCCGAGCCTACATCCTCGGAATCGGCCACGTGTGTCGCAACTGCCAAGAAAAACTGTTCGCCGCCGGAGTAAAATCCTTCTCCGTGGTGAACAGCTTGGAGGAAATTGAATGAACACAGAATTAGTGGCGCTGTGCGGATTGGCCGGAAGTGGGAAATCAACGATCGCAGGAATGCTGATCGATGACTTCGACTTCCATCGGGTAAAGTTTGCGGCCCCCCTTAAAAAGATGTTGCGAGCATTGGGACTCTCAAACGCTCACCTGGAAGGTAAATTAAAAGAAATTCCGTGCGACATATTGGGTATGAAAACACCTAGGGAAGCTATGCAATCCTTGGGGACAGAATGGGGGCGTAATATAATACACCCTGACCTTTGGATTAACGCATGGAAACATACCGTGCAAGATTACCTGGACCGGGGATTCAAAGTCGTCGTAGACGATTGCCGTTTCCCAAATGAACGCAAAGCCGTTCAGGAATTGGGAGGGATCACCATCATGATCGAACGTCCAGGTATCGCTCCAGTAAACAGTCACATTTCCGAGCAATACCTGATGATGTGCGATGCCACGATCGTTAACGACGGCAGCCTTTCGGATCTGCGGTCGAATATCGCTGCATTGCTTAAATGAAGACTCTTTACCCGCGTCAGGAGCGGCACGTTGACCGATTACTCAGCGTGCTGAGTGATTACGGATCGGTGCTGGATAGCTCGGAAACCGGTACGGGAAAAACCGTATGCGGTGCCGAAATAGCCTCGCGTGCTAATGGAAACGTATTGGTGGTTTGCCCAAAAGCAGTAATTCCATCGTGGCAACGCGAACTTGCAGAACGCAGCGTGAAAGCAGACGTGATCAATTACGAGAAGCTACGCACCGGAAAAACCAAGTTCGGCAAATGGCTGAATAAGAAGTGGGTTTGGACGATCCCGCCCTCACTGATCATTTTCGATGAGGCGCACAAGTGCAGTGGCGTCGGGACGCAGAATGCGAAGATGCTGATCGAAGCGAAAGACCGGCATGCGGTGCTGATGCTCTCGGCGACAATCGCCAGCTCGCCACTCCAAATGCGAGCGGCTGGTTGGCTGCTTGGAGCCCACATGCTGGGGAATTATTGGCAGTGGTGCATGAAACACGGGTGCGTAAAGAACCGGTGGAACGGCATTGAATTCGCGGGAGGTCCGTCACACATCGAGGCTATCGCTAGGTCAATAGCCCATCGCTGTGCCCGCATGAAAACTGCGGAGCTGGCCGACCACTTCGCTGAAACCCAGATTATGACAGAGCCTCTGGCGTTTGGAGACGAGATTGCAGACATCTACGCGGAGATGGAGAATGAGCTAGAGCAGTTGGAAGAAACTATGAAGGGCGACAGCAAGAACAAAGCCGCTCAGGCTCTGGTCACGCAGCTCCGTGCCCGTCAGCGCGTCGAGCTGCTCAAAGTCCCAGTCATCGTGGAGATGGCGGAAGACCTACTAGCGGAGGGTAAAAGCGTAGCCATTTTCGTGAACTTCAAGGCAACCCTCGAAGCTCTTGTCCCGAAATTGTGGCCGAAAGCCGGAATCTCGGTAATCCACGGAGATCAAACCGCCGAAGAAAGGCAGAAAGCCATAGAGCTTTTCCAAACTGACGTGTCGCGTGTGATACTCTGCAACACGGCTGCTGGCGGAGTCGGAATCAGCCTTCACGACGTCACGGGCAAACATCCACGCGCTGCAATCATCAGCCCGAGCTGGAATGAAAAAGACATTCTCCAGGTGATTGGCCGAGTGCATCGTGCCGGTGGTAAAACGCCGTCAATGCAACGCATTATTTTTGCTGCGGGCACCGTTGAGGAGAAAGTTCAGCAATCCGTGTCCAAGAAGATAAAAAATCTCCGCACCCTCAATGAATTGTCTTGTCAGAAGATTTCGGAAGCGTAATATACCGCGATCCTACCGCGACCTATGACCAAGGCAATCGTAACCCACAAGGACCCGTCCACTCGCCCCCATGCCCAATTCAGTCCCAGTGCGCTCAAAAATTTTGAAGCGTGTCCCTCCTACAAAGGTCGATCCGGCACTAATCCGATTGCAGAAGCTGGGACTCGAATTCACGAAGCCGTCGAGAAAGAAGACCCAACCACATTGGTTGACGAGGTTGAACGATCCCTCGCTGAGTGGTGCCTCGCTTTTTTGGCTCACACCAGAGGAGTCAAAAATAGGTCTGCTAATCACCTGGCTTCTCATCAAGAAGTGTTTCTTGAAATGCAGTTTGGGGATCATAGCACTTACGGTACGAGTGATCTCATTGATCTCTACTCCGACGGAACCGG